TATGGAAAACCCTGTTGGTGTTGGTGAGCATCCTAACATTGTACAAGAGGTAGAAAAACTGTTAAAACAAATAAAAGATGCTAAAGAAATGTTAGACGAACTAAAAAATTGGAGATGATATGTGGTTAAGTGCAATTAAATTAGCAATCAATGCTGGGTCAAAAATTTATGCAAACAAACAAAAGGCAAAGATTGCCATGTCTGACGCACAACTATTACACGCAGAACGTCAAGCTCGAGGTGAGGAAGCATATCAGGGTAAACTTTTAGAAGCTAGACAAAACGATTACAAAGATGAAGTAGTTTTATTTATTCTTACGTTGCCAATCTTGGTGTTAGCTTATGGTGTGTTTTCAGATGATGCAGCAGCTATGGAAAAGATAAATTTATTTTTTGAACATTTCCAATCTCTTCCGACATGGTTCACTAATCTTTGGATTTTAGTTGTCGCTAGTATTTTTGGAATAAAGGGAACACAAATATTTAGAAATGGTAAAAAATAATTTTGTACAACAATATAGTAAAAAGGTAACACACTTATCGCAACAAGGATATGGCAAGAAAAAAGTTCAACGTAGAAAAAATACCTCACGAAAGAATACCAAAAAGAACTAGCATTGGTGGTGGTAGAGTAAAGATGAGCAGTATGAATAAACATAAGAAACGATCTTACAAACGTAAGAACAGAGGTGGAATGTAATGAAGGTAAGTGAAAATACATCTGTTGCTATGCCAATTAAAAATATGATTGGTATTATTATTGGAGTTTCTATGGGTATATTTGCTTACACAGAGATCACAGCAAGACTTACATCTTTAGAAACAAGTCGAGAGCTTATGAACGCAGACCTTTTGAAAGCGTCAGAGCAGACTACTGTGGATAAAGAACAATTTATCCTTATCGAGGATTTATATAAGACCACTGATGAACATACAGAATTATTAAATAAAAATATTCACAATCAAGTAATGCTACAGCATTTAGAAAAACAATTAGAAAAAGCATTAGCTGATTTAGAAGAACTAAAAGATAAGGTAAGAGCAAATGGAAATAGTCATTAGTTTGTTAATGTTTCTTGGTGAACCGCCAGTTTTAAAAGAACATTTATATATACAAGATCAGAAGATGGCAACTTGTCTTAAAATGAAAAGAATAAGCGAGAGATCGTCAAATGCAAAATTTCAATGTGCAAAGGTTAAAGCAACTGTTATAACTGATGAATACTCAGGAGAAAAAAAAATAACGAGTATAACAAGTTTAGATTAATTTATGAGAAGAAGAGACAAACAACCACCAAGAACTAAGAAGTATTACAGATCAACTAAGTCTGGTGCAGGTATGACTAAAGCTGGTGTTGCAAGATACCGAAGAGAAAATCCTGGATCAAAACTTAAAACTGCTGTAACAAAGAAAAGTGGATTGACAGCAAGAGAAAAAGCTAGACGTAAATCTTTCTGTGCAAGATCAGCAGGTCAAATGAAAAGATTTCCTAAAGCTGCTAGAAATCCAAACTCAAGACTAAGACAAGCGAGGAGAAGATGGAGGTGTTAGATAAATTGTTTAAAATGTTTTTTGATTACATTGATAACTTAAACAAAAAGTTAAATGATGTTTTAGATATGGATTTTACTAATTTTAGTAAAAGAAATAAAAAGTGTAAATGTGGTAAGAAAAAATAAGGCGACCATATTTCAGATCGCCTTAAATTTATTTATTGATTAAAGTATGTTTCAATTTTTGCGTTCATATTTGAAACATCTCTTGAAGTGCCTTGAAGTAATCCTTCAATTACATCAATAGCTCTTTCATAGTCAGTAAAATGTTTTGGAAAATCTAATGTATTATTTTCCAAATATTTTCTGATGTCTTTTTTAGAAAACATGAAATTGATTACATCATCAATTTCGCTGTCAACTAAAACAATTTCTTGATCTTTTTTAAGATAATCTAAAATAGCATTTCTTACTATTGTATTTATCTTATCGTTATCAAGAACTCTCTCTATTCTTTCATAATCATCTGTCAATTTTCTGTGATTATGATTTATAAAGAGTCTTATATCTTTACAGATTTGCTCATCCATAAAGCACCTCCTATTTGTTTATTTACTTTTTTTATAACTAAATAAGAAAAATATTTTTTTCTTATTAATTACAGTATATACTATTTGGATATGCTTGTCAAGTGTTTTTTTTTATAGTAAAATCAAGGGTGCGAAAAAAAACTTGGAACAAAAATAAATACAGAGAGTTTATCTGTGGATATTGCACATGGTGTAAAAAAGAACTATTGAATACTATGGGTGGATGGATTATAACTTATAGTAAGAAGTATTTTTGCCATGATGGTAAAGATGGTTCTTGTTTTGATAAATATTGTAACTTAAAGGAGAAACAATGCCAGGACACTATGGAAAAAAAATGAAAAAACCTATGAAGAAAAAAGCAAAAAAAATGAAAAAAGCTAAAAAAGCAAAAGGAAGAATGTACTAATGCCAGGTAAAGGTAAAAAAAAGTATAGCAAAAAACAAATGAAGATAGCTCGTGTTGCTGAACCTAGAGATAGGATCACAGGAGCTGACTTTGCAAAGTTAAGAAAAAGTAAAAAGAGAAGAAGAGTATGACAACCAAATCAGTAAAAGCACCAAGAGGTTTTCATTGGATGAAAAAAGGTAGCTCATATAAACTAATGAAGGGTGCATACAAACCACACAAAGGAGCTGTGAAGATAGCAAAATTTGCAGTACAAAAAAGACATGGCTAAACTTTGTCCAAGAGGTAAGGCAGCAGCGAAAAGAAAATTTAAAGTTTACCCATCAGCATACGCTAATATGTATGCCTCTGCTGTCTGCTCTGGCAAGATAACACCAGGCGGCAAAAAGAAAAAGAAAAAGAAAAGATAATGTCTAATGGTTTACGATCTTGGGTAAGAGCTAACTGGGTTGACATTGCTAATCCAAAAAAAGGTGGTGGCTTTCCTAAATGTGGTAGAAGTAAGGGAGAGAAAAGAAGAAACTATCCTAAGTGTGTACCTGCTGCAAAAGCTAGAGCCATGACACCTGCACAAAGACGTGCTGCTGTATCAAGAAAGAAAAAAGCTGAGAGTAGAGGTAGAACAGGTAAGAAACCTAACTATGCTAGGACTTAATTAGTTCGTTAAACTCTTGCCATATTGTTTGATTGTCATACCAATAGTGTTCTCTTCTTTGTTTCATTTGAATAGAGTTTAAAACTGTTGTATGATCTTGTCCAAAAATTCTACCTATTTCTGTTAAGCTCATCTTATATTTTTCATTTAATATATTGTGAATAATATTTCTAGCTCTAACAATATCTCTAGTTCTAATTTTAGCAAACAAATCAACTTTGCTTACCTCATACTTAACACAAACTTTATTAATCACAGAATCTATCTCTGCCTTTCTAGGTTTTCTAAATTGATAACCAATAATTTTTCTTTCTGTACTTAAAGGTATTATAGTTGTTTTTTTTATTTCACTAATATGATTTGACATTTTTTGTTGTGCAAGTTCAAAACCAACTTTAAATCCTTCTTCATAAAGTTTTAGTTGTTGCTCTGATAATAAATAAAAAGCTATCTTATGTTTATAGATAAAGTCATTGTTATTTATTTTTTTAATGTGTTTTTGAAACTCTTGTTTAGATAAAGACATAAATCCCCTACAGTTTTGTTTGTTTTTTTTAGCAATGTAAACTAATGAGTTATATTCTCATTAATTCTTCTTGTGCCTTCTCTATTTTCCAAAGCAATCTATAAGAATCTTTTTGATACTTATATACTCTTTGCTTTGCTTCCAGGTACTTTTCGTGTTTCTTCTGTTGAAGATCCCTGTACTTCTGAAGGCGAGTTCTCAACTCTTCCATCTTTCTCCTTTTTTACTTTGGTAAAGTCTAATTTAATATTTTCAACTTTACATTCTACAACTTCCCCTTGTGCGTTGGGGTCGGCAGCTTTCTTTACATCATCAAATCTTTCAACTAACTGAAAATTAGCTTCGCCAGATTTAATTCTTAAATATTTATCTGTTTTTATCATTTTTGTCTATATCTTTTTTGTGTAGATTAGATGCCATATCATTATATATTGATAAATCTGTGTAATTATCAGCTTTAAATCCCCTTGTAGCTCTAAATAATTTAAGTGTCATCATGATATGTGCCACTTGATGTGGCTTTAGTTTTTTTTTTAAATTAGGTGCTAATATTAAAGTAAATAGCTCTGCAAGTATAGTAAAATTATATTGATAATCACCATAATCTTTTTCACGATCTTGGATTATCTTTTTTTTAATCTCGTTTGTAAGCTCTGTAATTTTCATATTGTTTTAAAGGCATGGCAGAAGAAAACAAATAAGAGGGAGCATTACCAGAAAGGGAAAGAGGTAATATGATTCGCTGCTCTAAAAAAACTTCCGCCACACCATTTAACTACAAATTAGTATCTGTAGTTGGTTTTGTTATATCCTGATCCTTGACCTTTTGCAAACTTGTTTGATGCAAAAGATGGTTGCTGTCCTCTCGGCTTGGCAGACCCTGAACCAGTATTTGATGGTGTCAAGACAACATTAATAATCCCTGTAGGATTACCTTGTTCATCAAGATCATCAAATCCTGCTTGGTTGTACCATGTTTCTCCAATCTTTACCCCTATTCTCCAGGTTTTACCCTCTGGTGAGTTTGGATTTATTGGTGCAACAAAACTCGGTCTATTATCTCCTTGTTGCTTATCTTCGTTGTGTGTAAGTTTTATATATATCTTATCACTCATTGTGTTACTCCTTGTGTGTTTAGTTGTGTTTCCCTTGTTTCATAAAAATTATTTAAGTCTTTATAAACCGCAGGATGTTTCTTGATAGCAAGATTAAACGCATCTCTGTATTTATAGTTCTTTAATTTTCTTAACTGATAAATAGTTTTTGCGTTCTTCATATCATTCTTGATATGTTCTATTGCTACTGCATCATGATTGTTATCATGTTCTGTACCACTTGATTGTGGAATTTTTTGTGGTTGAGAAAACTCTTGTTTCATTTGCTCAACATATTTAGTATTATCAAACTTACCCATAAATACATCAGCACTCATACCTAAATGACTAAATGCTTTTGTCATTGCATCTGTCATAGCTTTCTTTGGAGCTTCATCATCTAAAGTACCATTTTTTTTACACAAGTTTTGTACTGAACATACTGGTCCATATTGAAACCATTCTCCATGTATACAATAATGTATACAAACTTCTGCATATATTAAACCCCAATATCCTTCATTAGGTACATGTTTATATTCTACTGTGTACTTCCAACCTTGACCTACTGGACCAAATACTTCTGTCATACATTGTATTTGATACATAGGATCTATAGTAGTTATTCTTTTACCATAACTACTTGGTGCTGTTTTTGTAAATTTAGGATTTGTTTTGCATAAACTTTCCCATATTCTCATTTTTGTCATGTGTCTAAACCCCATAGTTGTTTGATTTGTTGTTTTTGATCGTCTATTAAATCCCTATAATGATAAGGGTGATTTAATTCTGGTGGTTCTGCAAAGGAAGATAGCTTTTGTATATCACCTTTACAAAATATAATTAGTTGTTCCCATGCTTTAAGTCTTTTTGTAAGTAAATCATATTGGTATTCTAAATAATCATTTCTTAACATATCGTGTGTGTTGTCAAAGATTATGTATTCGTTTTCATTTACATAAAATAAAAAAGGTTTTCTTTTTGTGCAATGATAATAGAAAGCAAGTTGGCTAACGTGCATTGGATCGGGATCTGTTGGGAGCTGCGTTGATGCCATGTAGTATTCATCTTTGCCTCTCTTCTTTTTGATTGTAGGTGGTTTTGTTTTTGCTTCGCCTATCTTGTCGTTGCTTTCATAATCTATACGACCAATAATATCTATGACCATGTCGTTATGTTTGGCAGACACATATCTTTCAGCGACTAACTTTTCATTACCAAATATATTTTTGACACACATTTTCATATTTTCAATAGTTGGGTGTGCAAAGCTAATCATAAGCTCTCTTGCTAGTTTGTCTTTGGCATCTACTGGTGGACTATTCTTGTTTATTTGATCTAGCTCTTGTTGAAATATATCGTCATAATTTTTGTTTTCTAATTTTATTTTTCTATCACCCTCAAACAAAACTTCACAGGTTAATCTTTGTGCTGTGTTATTTACTAAATTACCAAAAGGAGCTTTATATCTGATCAAGAATAGTCGTCTTAATTCTTGAGGCAAAGAGTAATTCAACACAAACTTTGTAAAGTTTTGGCTTGAGGATGGACTCCAATGGTCTAACCCTTGACCACCATTGAAATTTTTAAAATATTTTAATACTTCCCCTGTATAATAATCTGTTTTTGTAATCATTTGTTTTCTTTATTTTACAGATAATCTATTTGCTTGTCAAATCTTTTATATACTATATATAGATACATAAAGTATAACAAATAGGAGAAAAAAATGACAAAAATAACTAAAGAACAAGACAAGGCATATAGTATATTTACTAAATTTATGATGGAAGTTTTAAATTTAACTGACACTATACATACTACACCTAAAGAAATAGCAAATCATTTAATTATAAAAGATAAAGCTCTAAAAGATTTATCTGAACTTTTATATAAAAATTATAATTGGACTAATGCTTTGAGTAAAAAAGATATAGAAAATATCTACAAACAAAAAACAAATTAAGGATAAAATATGACACTAGCTGAATGGCGAAAAAAACAAGGTATATCTCATTATACACTTGGCACTATGCTTGGAATAAACTCAATCAACCCAGCAACAAACTCCCAACGCTACTGCCTTGAGAGTAAAGAAAAAAGATTTCCCAAACCAAAGATGGTAAAGAAGATACTAGAGGTCACAAAAAAAGAAGTGACTCTTGATGATCTTTATAAAGCGTGGTGGAAGTATGAAGAAAGTAAATAAGTTTAAATATAAACGAGTGCGAATATACTGGCAAGATCCGACCAGTAATTCAGAATGGATGTCTTTAAATAAAGCATTAGAGCAAACTTTTTCTTGGTGTGATGACATTGGTTACTTACTAAAAAAAGATAAAAAGAAAGTTATTATATTTGCTTCGCATAGCTTTGATGATGATGGTGAACTTACTGTTGGCAACACTACAGTTTATCCACGATCTGTTGTAAAAAAAATAGAAGTTTTAAAATGACACATTCTAAAATGTTTGAAGAAATAGGTTGTCCAAAGGAACTTAAAAAATGTCAAGCTGAATTGAAACGCCAAAAAAAATTTATACAAAAACAATCTGATATAATACTTGCTTTGGAAAAAGATATAGAATTAAAAGATAACATTATATTAGTATTAAAAAATAAATAATGGCTAGATATAATTACTTTGGAAGAGGTGATGAATATTCTGAATGGCATAGAAATATACAAGATGATAGTCTTGGTTATATAGATTTAGATGTTGTCGAATTTCATAAGACTTGCGGTTGCATATTATTTGTTGCTGAAACTTGTAGATTTAAGGGTAGCTACTATAAAAACACCACAATCACACGCAAGATAGCTCAAGGTCTAGGTTGCAGGGGTTATCTTATCTTTTATATGCCTATTGCCAAGCCACAGAGCCATGTAGACGAGCATCTTTGGTATGACCCTTACATGACCTTCAAAATTGCAAGGATAGACCATTTAAGCTCTAATTCTGGCTATCAGTTTAAAGATTTTACTGCTGAAGAATGGATTAAACACTTACAAGATATAAGAATAAGGCATAATTGTGGACACAAGTAGGGGTTTTTTATTTATTACCTATAAACTTTATCACCATCTTAATAAACTAGATGGCGAACATAAATCCCATTGTCTAAATGTTTTCTTGTCTGTAATGAAATATGCTTGGAAAAAAAATGGATATGAGGCAAGATTAAGGCACGAAACAATCCATAAAGATACTGGTCTATGTAGAACTACTATCAAGAGCTGCTTATCCACTTTAAATAAATTAAATGTTGTTAAATCTTTTAGAGGTAAATCTGGTAAGACTTATATTGTTAATGAGGTA